TCCAAATCGAAAAACATTTCGCAATCATGTGATGATGTCTGTGTATAAGTTGAAGTTGTCATAATGAAATTAATCGGTTTTGTAATTCTATGTGATTAACGACCCAAATGTTTCCACTAGGGTCATCAAATTCTTCTTGCAATTTATTATACTCTACTTCTAGGTCTGTGTCAATAAGGGCAATATAAATTAAATCTTTTCTTAATGAAATGTCACGACCCCAAGACAACCATCTTTTTTCTTCTTGAAATACATTATCCTGTCCTCCTCCTCTACCTAGACAATACTTGTGAGATAACCATCCAAATAGTTTACCATCCCTCTTGATCTCTCCATCAATAGTTTTAATATCATTAACTGTATTACCAAACTTCTTTTTATATAATGCGTTAGGATATGTTTTACCATCCATTGCAGGTCTTAATAATGAGTTAGGTAGGCACTCTACTCTAAATCCATAATGTTTTACAGTTTGATCTATACCATTGAGTGTGAATACTTCATCCTGTCCACTCTGTCTATGTGATTCCTTACCTAATACAACCGCTAACATTTTAGATACTGCACTATTACCTTGGCAGTTCATGAATAAATCTCTCTCCCCACATCCATGAAAGTCTAAGTGACGTTGCAATGCAGTTTCATTAATATATTTCTTGATCGGTTCTTTATCTAATATTCCTTTCTCTAAAATTGTTGCGACAGTTTTCCATGTCTCATCCTGTCTTGCACTCCTTAGATTAGGAACATCAAATTCAAATAATACTGGTCGTAGTTTCATGATATAAAAGTATTAATTACATTATAGCATAAAAAAGACCCCTGTAAAGGGGTCAATTAAATTACTGGAACATTTCGCTACATATTCGTTTACATTGACTTGGATGCGTGTTGTCTGTTGAACATTCGATTAAGCAATCGAAGTAATCGTTTTGAAGTTCATCTATATCTGCACTCGAAAAAGTGTTATCATTAAATGATGCCATTTGATTGATTGAAAGTATATTGTGCATTGGATGAGGGTAAATGTGTACTATTCCATTACAACTAAGTTAGGGAACATTGGTCTATCCTCCACATTCTACACTATTATTTACTATAATAATATGTTTTGAAATGCTAATTGTTGCAAGAATTAATGCCTATCTTTCAACTCTCCACTCTGGGTCATTAGTTGGATGCACCCAAAATTCTATCCCTGTAGATGGATTTCTAATTTTCCATTTGTCAAGACGTTCTGCTACCCACATGTTAGGGTCTCTCCTCATGTGATAGACAAACATTTCTCTTGCTTTTCTTGTTTTAGGATAAACCCTAATTCTACCACTCTGCATTTGTCAAGTAAGATATTGTATCGTCTTGACTACCAAGTACAGAAGAGATCCAATCCTCTTCCCTCTCCTGAGTTTTTTCTTGTCTTGTGTCATAGTCCACCTCAAGGTAGTTTCTTTTCTTCATAACCAAATCCTCCATTTTGGAATTGACGTTCTTCCTCTACTTCTACTCTAAGTTTCCTTAAAGCAAGTTTGAGTTTATGCAACTCCTCACTATCGTATAGTGACGGGTCTTGTTCACTCTTTTTGAGTGCGTGTTTTAAGAGTCTGATTTGACCCTTTGAACTGAAGAACTTTCTCATTATAGTATGTCCATATCTTTTCCATGCCTATTAGTAGACACCTCTTCTACTGGCACAGGTTTAATTTTAAAGTTTGCACTAAATGTAATGCGTGTTTTACTTCCTTTATGAGGTGACACTAGGTGTAGATAATGTGATGGGAACATTAATATATCACCATCTTTCACCTTTGGTATTGTTAATTGCTCATCAGGTGTATTTAATACATCATCTATACCTAACAATTTAATTGTTGAGTGTTCTTGATTGTAAAATCTAAATCCTGAGTCTGTCTCGTCAGCAAGTTGATAAAAATATACCATACTGATATTTGTACCATCAGAATCACTGTGGTCATGTATCTCTTGGTAATCCCCTGCTTCATATTTATTTGCCCAACCATTTTCCATAGTGATGTCAACATCACATTTTGTACCTACATGTTGCACAAATCTGTCCATAGTTGGTTTGATACATTTTAACCATGATTGCCATAGTTCGTATGTATTATTATCATGTCCCCATGATGTTTTAACTGCACAATTCCAACCTTTTGGATTAAGAAAATTGTCATCATTATTTAAAAAGTCACTAAAAAGTTCTTTAGTTGTTTCTTGATCTTCTATTGAAAGTTGATCTTGAAAAAACCATTTAGGACTAAACACTTTTATTGTCATGTTTGTTTATAAAGGTCTTTTAAGTTTAATGCTTCACATATTAAATCTATATCTTTCATCTTCTTTTCATATTCGTTAAATGGTATTGCTCCATCACGAAAATACTGCTTTTGCAGTTGACAAACATACATTATCAAAGAGTCCTTGACTATTAATTTCTGTTCGTGATCTAATATGGCACTATGAATTATGCTCATTTTCTTAATGTTTTGACGTATTCCACCATTGTATCACGTATCTCGATTAATTCATCATAACATCCCTGATTATGTGCACATCCACGTAATTTTGGGTCTGGTTTTAATAGAGATTCTATGAAGAGATCAAGTCCTCTATTGTACTTGATCTCCTTAGATTCTTCTATATCAATAGAATGTCGATCCATTAGTATTGAGTTGTATAATCTAAATCTATGTCAGCAAATGAAGCATCATCATAGTCTAGTTCTTCATCATCAAAAGTCTCTTTCTTCGTTGAGTCTTTTGATTCTTTTGTCTGTCTTTCTGTCATAATTGGATTCAGATTGAAAACGATTTTTTGAACCTTTTTGACGTTTATCCCGAATTGATTTACCGAAAGAATAACTTTCAGAACCATTACGTCTAAATGTCTTACCCATGATAGATTAGTTTTTACTAAACATATTTGTATTATATATTAGCATAACTCTCCATCTTATTCAAGAGTTATGTGATCAAAATTGAGAATTGTATCATCTGTTTCTTTTGTGTTAATGATGACATCCTCTTTTATTATAGGGTCTGATTTACCCACAACTAAATCAAGACTATCAAAGACATAACCCACACCATGCAAAAAATCCTCGACCTTCTCTACTACGATCGGTAGAGTGTCTGAGGAAAAATCTTTGGTTGTGACAGTTCCATCCTCGTCTGTACATACTAAATTAAACTCTGGCATTTTTATTTTGCTGTTAGAGTCTAGTATAGCAAATATAATTTAGTTTGGCAACCCCTATGGTACGGTTATAGTAACGTCACTTCCTGTGTATGAGTATGCAGTGACCGTACCTGCTGCATCTGTAATTCTAACATATCCATGTCCACCTGCTGCTGCGTTAGAGTCTCCTCCTACTGATATTCCACTACCAGGATATCCTGCTTCTCCTGCTCCTGCGGGCATCCTTCCCTCTCCTCTATGATTTCTTACGTTAGTACAATATGTTGAGTTGGTAAAACCTGAACCTCCTCCTCCACCACCCATTGTGTTGGACTCTGAGTATCCACCTGCACCTCCACCATAATATCCTCCTCCACCTGCACCACCATAGCAGTTTGAGTTAGCAGTTCCACCTTCTAATGCTCTTGCTGAGTATGAACTACCATCCTGTGCATTTCTACCACCTCCCATATTTCCACCTGCTCTACCTCTATATTGCAACTTACCGTCATATGGGGATGCACCATCTTGTCCTGTGACACCTCCACCTGCACCACCCCAGTTTCCTTCTTGAGATCGAGATGAACCACCTCCACCTCCACCACCTGCAATAAGTAATACATTTGCGTGTGTTGCTGAAGTTATGAATACTGCTGACGCTCCTCCACCATTTGAACCATATCTATTATCTCCTCCATCACGATTCGCTGTACCTCCACCACCATAAGACATTCTTGTACCATTAACTAATCCACCTTCTCCCACTCTAATTACAAGGTTTGTATTAGATGCTAAACCACTAATATCTGCTTCTACATATCCTCCACCACCACCTTCTGCACCATATGACCATCCACCTGCACGACCTCCACCGCCACCTGCTCCCCAACATTGAATTTTATATTGCCTTCCTGCTCCTTCTGTGTTAACCCACTCAGAACCATTATATACCATTGTCTTGTTGGTAGTAGTATTTTGTACCATTTCCCCTGCAACTACACCACTCGTAGGTAATTGTGCAGTTGTTTTCTGTGGTAGTTTTAAAGTAGCATCTACGTCAACTTCTCCTGTAGCAGTGACGTTAGTTGCGTTTATAGTTCCTACATTCAGTTGTGACATCTTACCAATAAATTATATCTTCTGATATATTTATTAAAGTAATCCCTTGTCTCTATCTTCTTTTGCTTCTTTCTCTTCTAATTCCTTCTGTTTCTTAAGTTGTCTATTAGTCCAAATACCTACTGCTATGATACTTAAGTATGTAAGTGTATCATCTAACATAACAAGAAAAAATATTGTTGATCCACCAAATCTGATCCACTCTGGAAATGGTTTGATTAATCTACCACCTATCCTACGAAATTGTGCTTCAAACTTAAAGTATAATATGATGAGTGCTGTGATTACAAACTCACTATATGGTACAACAAAGTAGCATGATAGAAAGATAAACAGGGGCCAGTAGTGTCTTTCATCAATTTTTTTAACAAGGTTTAAGTACTTGTTGAATAATTTTTTAAGCATAATTGAAATTAATAACTAAACGATAGTCTGAGTTAGATGTAGTTGTACCTGTATGTTCCGTATGATTTGGAAATGTCACAAATCTATTAGCAACTGACTCTACTATAGTACCATCTTCAAACTTAGTATATCCATCACATGTATTCATGTAAAAGATTGATGTTTTCATGTGATCTTTGATAGGATGAAACTCTGAGTCTGTGACATCATGATGAAAACCATGTTCTATCACTTTTCCTTGATTAGGCATTATATTTGCCTTAATCTTAAATATAGAAATTGGTTGTATGACTCTTAATACAGGATGTAATATGTTTATCGTATCATCTACAGGAGAATATCTCTCATAAAATAGATGAGTAAATTGCATATTATTACCTGCATTTTGGTCATTATCATTAACAACTTTAGATGTGTACCAAGGAAAATTCCATGCCATCAATTCCGAGTGCATTTGTTCAAATTCTCTAATAGGTAGAAAATTATCTTTTATGTCAATCATTTTTCAATTACTAATATATGTAATCCGTTCCACCAACTTTTATCATCTTCTGCTATCTCTGTCCTAAGTGTTCTTTCAAAGATTACATTCTTATCTTCTTGAAACTTCTTAGCATTGTCCACTACACCATTAAAGTTAGCATCATCTATGACTAAAATATAAGTATCCTTTGCCTGTTCATGTAAATGTTCTAAGTTTTTATTCATATTATCACCCACTTCACCATCATAGAATATAACATCAGGTCTATACTCTTTATTAGGCAACCATTGTAATACAGGTTTGACAGCAAATCCAACTGAGGTATCAAGATTCATCCATTTATCTGCGTTCTTGACCATTTCATCTATTGGATTTTCTACATCAAACTTTTTACCTAAATCTTTTTTCTTTGGTTTGATGACTCCATCACTAAAATCATCTATAGCATATGCGTTTACTGCACTGTTCTTAAATAATGCTGCAAATAGTGTACTACCCATGTAGCAACCAACATCAGCATATACTGTGCCACGTTCTGAACATAGATTATTTAATAAGTGTCTGACTTTATCAGATGATAATCCTAAAACATCATATCCTTCTGGATTAAACCTAGAATTGTCATCCGTTGCTGCGTCAATAGCTCGGATCACACGATCCACATAAGGATTCATAGTACGTTTCTCCTTCTTCAGTACAGATTCTACCACAGATTCACAATAGTTGCAATCCCAACAATCAAATCTGCAACTTTTAATTTTGTTTCGCCATATATTTATAGGTGCGTCTTTGATCTTCACATCAGTTAGATACCTATCAAATTCTGGATACAATATATCTTTACCTTCATCCCAACGTTGTATCAAGTCTAGTGACTCTTTAAATCTGGTTGCTGACTCTCTACCATGCAACTTAAATACATCTATGACATCTAAAAACTCTTCCCAATCCTCTCTCCAAGGCGGTAGATTCGCTTCTTTTAATGAATGTGCAGGGTCATAAGCATCCCAACGTGAGCAAGATACTCTACTAATATCACTATTAAAATACTGAGGGTCACTATCTTTCCTTGTACTATTATAATGATAATGTTCTGGCATAATAGGGCATCCACCCCAACAATGCTCATTTGCAAGTAAAGATAGTTTTACTGGATTACCTTTCTCTGCACAATATTCTTTTGCTTGCTTGAGTCTATCTAAGAGTGGTCTATCTCTCATCACATCACGATCAAGATTAATGTAATAAAAACCTGCACTAGCAAGTGATACTATTTCATTAGGTTTTGATACCTCTCTGAGTATAGTATTCTTAATTTTTAATTCTGGATATTCTTTCTGTATCTGTCCTGTCATTACCCATGATGTATGGGGAATGGTTGCTATTCGTACACCATTATCATATAAAAATTTAAAATTGGTGATAAATTCCTCAAGATTTTTTTGATCTGGTTTCACCCATATATTATTGAATGTAGCAGATAATGGTAGTTCTGTTTTTTGAGCAATATAAAATGCGTTCTTTACTGCCTGTTTACTATCATTTACACCACGAAATACATCCCCCATTGCGTCTTGCATGAAGGGTGGCATCCTCGTAGTAAAATACAGGTCGTATATTAAATGCTTATGTTTATTAAGAAAAGGTATTACCTTATCTTCAATATCATCAGGACTTATCTTCGGGTTTATCGGAAGGGAGAATAGATCTTCCTGTGACATTGTTGTGTGCATAATCAGTTAGGACTCCTGTAGTATCAAACATTTGTGGTGTCTCATTTTCCATGAGGTGCTCGACCTTTTTCTCTGCTGCTGCTTTGATCTTACCTATGTTGATATTCATAGCAGTAGAATATGTTAATGCAAGATCGGTCACTGCTGCTTGATCTTCTGGTGACATCATTAACATACTATCAAGATTACCTGCCTGTAATCTACCAGTTGTTAATAAATCAAGAGCAGATTGCTTTGCCATCCTTGCAATCCAATACTTATGCTCTTCTTTCTCTTCAATCTCTTTATTCAATACAGTTTCTTTAAGTTCTTCAAAGTCATATTCCTCATCAGGATTTTTTCCTAACTTCTCTTTGATAATTCTAAGTAAACCTTCTATCTCATCCTTTGATTGACGCATTTTATTATCCCACACCTGTAGGTCAATATAAAGTAATTCTAACTCATACTCCTTATCTTGCTTATAAAATTTATTTTCCTCCTCTTCCATTTCTACCTTCGTACGTTCAATATCATTTTTCGTACGTTTATATTGTATGGTCACTTTTTGTATAGCATTGAGACGAGTCTGTATTTCCATGATCGCCTGTCTCATTTGTCGCCAAGGAGTGACTTGTGAGTTTACTACAAAATATTTGTTTTGATATTCCGTCTGCCCGAAAAACTGTGAGTCTGTCCAATCAATTAAATTCTTATCAAATTCACTCAAGTCCCAACCTTCATTAGCTGTGACTTCCATGTCTGATAATGTCTTTTCAAATGGAATAGAAACCTTAGGTTTCCTATGTCCTTTAGAACTGGATTCCGTACTTAATTGATTCTTTTCTGCTGATGAGTCCTGTTTCTTCATCCTTTGTGCACCTTCCGTAATCTAAACATTGTTCACTTGTCATTGCTACACCAAAGTAATCTTCTAAGAATACATTAATCTCTGCTACATTAGCACAAGATTTTAATTTGGTTATCAATGTTTGTTCTTGAACTGCAAGGTCATAGACTTTAGTTTTCCATGATGCTTGCTTCTCAATCACTATAGCAGCAAAGTCTGCGGTTGTCAATCCTCTAACCTCTGCTAATCTATGTATCAGTTTTGTCTCAAAGGAATTATCAGCAATATATGCGGTTGCCTCACATAATTGATCTACCCATGTTTCTCTTTCTAAGAAACCCCATGAGTCATATAATGTTGAATATCTTTCTTCAAATATCTCTTGAATCTTTAATGTTATTACCCCTTTCATAAAAGGATTAACATACTTAGCACCAAGTGTAGAGTCAACTGCTACCTTTTCTTTTAAAGTTGTACCACTATCATCTACACCATATTCAGATTTCATACTTCTGACTTCACCCCAATATCTCATACCAAAACTTGCTGTATTATAGTCAAATCTTAGATAGTGTATATGAGGTGGTATATACTGGAATTGTTCATCATCTAAAGAATAGTATTCCAAAGCAAGGTTTTCACCCATCTTTGTGCCTACAGTTGCAATATGAGGATATTTTTCTTCGTCTATGACGATTATGTCAGGATTCGTTGCCATTAGTAATTAGGAATAGTTGTACCGTAGTCGTATTGCACTGAACCACCAGTAGTTGTACCAGATATTGAACTGGATGAACAACAGTGAGCAGAACTCATACCATCGTGACCAGTTGGGGGTGATGATCCACCAAGATTATTATATGAATCGGTTCCATAGTTCACCTTGAAGGTATTATTGTTCTGAGCACCATTGTAGTTTCCTAAACAGTATCCCTTTCTCATACCCATTTCAAAGTTTTCTTCACCCATATTACCAAAGTCAAGACCTCTAACCTGTATGCCTGTAGTATCATCAACCTTTTGATTACCATTTTGTGCGTTATTACCAGTTCCAACGTACATGTGACCGATCATAGTAGGAAGTATTTTCTTCCATCCATCACCACCTGGTCCGTGGTTCCATGATGTCCATGATTCGTTTGCCCATCTAAATCCTGCTCTTGAACCTGATCTCTTCCACCATCCCATGAGTCTACCATGTCCTCCCCATGTTGGGTCATCACCACCATCATTCTGATCAGGTGGGAATCCAGAAGTTCTCATGACCTCTGTTGTAAGATTAAATACGTCAGTTCTTGCATTACCACCACCATGTAAGTAAGAATATCCTCCTGCAAATACATGATCTTGGAATGAACCCATAGATGCTCTATTTACTGTCATATCCCATGCAGATTGATGAGCTATACCTGCTTCATTTGTCATACTAAAACCAGAGGTATATGTTGATGATCCTCTGTATGTGTTCTCCATTGAGTGATAGAAGTGTCTCCTATCATTCCATGATCCAGACATATATGCACCTGATCTGTCTAGTGTATCTCCTAAGTTTGTTGATGTATCAGTAGCATGAACTGTTCTATTAACATTACTCCAAGGTGACCCTGATCTATATCCTCCTCCTACATATCCATGTGTCCAAATTCTTGCCATTGACCAATCGGTATCTGTACCATCCAAAGACCAAAATGCGTTTGTACCATCAGATTTAAGTGAAGCATTAACTGAATAGTCATCACTATATCTACTTGTACTCTGTGTCGGTATTCCACCTGCACCTGCAATAGGTCCCCACTCTGTGACATTTGTAGTAGAGTTATGTGCGTATCCTTCAAAGGTTCGATCGGTACTATTGTAGCGGAACATACCTTCTACTGCCGATCCTGGTCTCTGTACTGTAGTTCCTACAGGAACTATCATACCATCTGTATTTGCAATATCGAGACTTACCCTCGGTGAGGTAGTTCCAATACCAACTCGATTATTAGCAGAATCTATATAAAAAGTTCCTGAGTCAAAATTAAAATTTCCATTAGAAACCAACTGAAACTCAGCAGTACCACCACCGCCACTCAGAGAAACAACTTTATCAACATTTAATTGAGACATTTCAGTATTTTATCCTTCGTATTATTTATCAGATACCGTACGTATCTTTGTAGTAATCATAAATTTGTTGCCTTTCTGCCTGTGTAATATGTCTATTATAGACCATAAAGACACCAAAACCACCTGCATTTTGAGATGAACTATGAGGATTTCGACTACTATCACCCCATGCACCTATGTGGTGGAATCCTCTTGCAAATCTACTATTGCTACTATTGATAGTAGCACGAGCATTTGCTTCATCCTTGAAAAAACATTGATAGTTAGGAGAGTATTGTCCAGATTCATATGAAGATAATCTCCATGTGTACATATTTAATTTAGTATCCCAGTCAGGAAACTGGTTAATATCATATCCAGTATCATTAAAACCATTACCACCATTATCATACATACCAAGATTCTTTGTACCATCCTGTACAATGATATGATGGTCACTATTTCTTGATCTCAATGGTGTTCTCCATTGACTATCAGAGGTTCTCCATTTTAAGAAAAAGATGACAGATAAATGAGGAAAATAAGGTGTATCTGTATAATTACCCTGTGAAACTAATTTAGCACAACCAGAACCATTTTCAGAAAAATCCATATATTTGACAACTTGACCATTAATATTGTCCTGAGCATATCTATCTGTAGGTATGGCAGTATGGAAATTATTTCCACTTATATCATACCAGTAGTTTGCATCTTGGTCACTTGCCTGAGGTTTTAATGATCTTTCATTATTAGCATCTAACCACATGAATAATCCCTTACGAGGTACATCAGTAGTTGTAGAAGAAGCAGTTGAAGTTGCACTCTTCATCAAGTTTACCCATACAGTACCATTATATCCCTCTACAGTTTGTTCAGTTGTATTATAACGTATCTGTCCTGCGTCTGGTGCTGAAGGTCTATCTGCTGTTGATCCTGCAGGTAATATTAAACCAGAATCAGGGTCAGCAGCATAACCACCTCTTATTAATAAATTGGCACTAGGAGCAAAACGAATCTCAAAATTATGATCCGAGTTTGCTACTAATTGTTCTACTCTTAATGTACTCATCTTACAAAGAAATAACCTGGATGACCTTGACCACTGGCAGGACCTGAACCATAGATACCTGCTGAGGTAGTACCAGTATAACCCCACAGAACTCTATTATTACTATAACGAGATGTCTGATTGCTAGATGGATTTGAGTGATAATCAAATATTTTATAATTGTTATCATATAATCTAATATGCTCCCATCCGCCAGGTTGCTCCCAGTTGTAAGGATATACATGAGAGACTCTAAAGTTTCCTTCTCGTCTGTCACCCTGACGACTATCCCCACCAGTATTTAACGCACTATGATATTGAATACCGCCACGATATTTAATGAATGAGGCATAGTTCCATTCATCATTTGCTACTGTACCACCATTGTATGTATCATATACACCGCCTGGTGGTTGTGTATTATTCTTTGCTAGTCTTACATTTATTGTCTCTTCACCGCCATTAGCTCTTGAACATACATCACGAATGAATGTATCAGCATACTTCCTACCATTTGTTTCACTGTAATAATTACCAGATACAGGAACATATTGTGCTGTCACACCATCAATTGTTTGAGAATATAAATTATCTGCTTCAAATATTCCGTAATGATTAGTTGATGACGATCCTGCAGTCATAACACATACCCATCCACCATCATAATTATCACAATCAACATAACAATATGTTGGAGAATCATATCCTATGGGTTGTATCCAATAATAACCAGAGGGTCTACCTGCCTGTTTTATTGCTCTACCATTTCTAGCAGGTGTACTATAATTACCTGCAGTATTACCTGCTGAACCTGCAACTCCTACACTTATCCATGTGCTGTTATTATAAACTTCAAATGAAGCAGTTGTAGTATTAAATCTTATTTGTCCTACCTTACTATTAGATACACTAGGTCTTTCTGCAGTTGTGCCAGTAGGAACTCTGTGTGCACCTCTATGAGCAAACTTCAGAGTACCTTCAATCTCTAGGGTATGTCCAGTCGAAACATTGACCTGATCTACAGTTTGCGGAGTACCGCCCATTTGACTGACGTTTAATTGACTCATGTTTATGTTTTATCAAATGTTAATGGATATGCTGCCCATCCACCTTGAGTTCCTACTGAAGGATATGCAAGTGCAGAGGAATTAATATCGACCATTTCAAGCATATACCAACGATAACCTGCTGTGTTATTAAAAGATCTAGATACTTGTCCTCCTTCACTACCAGAACCTGATCCACCAAAGTGAAGTCTATCAAGATATGTCCAAAGATTTGCTGTCTGAGTAAAGTTTCCACGATGAACATCTTGGTTAGATCCCCAGACGTTTACATTACCAACCATGTTTGCATGTTTATACCATCTGATTCTATTTAACACTTGTCCAAAATCCCACTCAGTCACCTTAACTGCAAAAAACTGTGGCCAGTTGACATTACCTGGACTGCTATGTCCTGTATGAAATGCAAAATCATTACTATCTGTTGATGAAACATACTCTAAGAATGAACGTGTATTAGTTGTTGCACTTAAAGTTTCATCACCAGTTGTACCATCATTATATCTTAATCCTTCAAATAGTATTGGATTTTCTGTTCCTGTGACTCCTTGATGATTTGTGTTTATTGCTCCCTCTGCTACAGTAAATCCTCCACCTGTACCAATAGTACCGACTGCTCCTGCTACATTTGTAGTTCCTGCCTCATTTACCCATACATTATCCTTATATAATCTTAATCCTTGTGTCTCAGCATTATACTGAATACTACCAGTTTCATGTGGTGAATCTTCTTTTGCAGTATCAGCACCACCATCAGCAAATGTTGATGCACTTGCTCCTCTTTCTAGTTGTGCTCCTACCCACCATATACTTCCACCGTTATGTCCACTATCAGGACCACCAACTCTAACTTGAAGATTAGTGGTACTAGCACTACTTAGTGTTCTTGTTATTGAAAATCTTGTCCATGTTGTTGGTATAGTAATAGCGGTATTATGTGCGACTGTATAACTTCCACTATCAGGGCATTCAAAAAGATACAACTCACAATTACTTTGAGTTCCAGATGCTTTTGCGTATATACTAAAAGTCCACTGTTGTCCTTGAGCAGCAGGGCAAACATTATATGCTGATGAATTATATGTATTTGTATATGAATCATTACCAGTAGTGACCATCTTTAATGGCACTCCACCTATACCTGTAGGACCTGCTGTTCCAGTATCTCTAGTTAATGTACATCTAACACCGCTATTCCATCCTACATTAGTAGCATCATTAGGATTTGGTGTGAATAAATCTAAAGGATAGAATTTATGGGCGAGAAAATTTTTTGAACCATATACAGGTAAATCCTGATATGACTGTGAGGTTAAAAATCTAACATCACCCTCATGTGATATAGTAGATTCTTTGGTAAGAGTAATCTTAAAACCAGAATTACTTGTACCTTGTAAATATCCAACGTTTAGTTGACCCATTACCTAACACTCCAACTACCACCTGATTCTATGGTGACTGTATAGTTATTTGCGATCGTTATTGGACCTGCACTCATACCGTTAGCAAACTCTGCACCTGCTGTAGGTCCTATGGTCAAGTTTTCTGATATGGTATTTGCATTTGTACGAACTATACTATCTGTTCCTAATGAAGGTCCTCCTCCTGCTAGTGCTGCCCAACCTGCACTTCCTGTACCATCATCTGCCTTGTAGATTTCAGCAGAGTCATTTGTTGAGTTAAATCTTATCGTACCAACATCTATACCTGTAGGTCTTTGAGCTGTACTACCTACAGGTAATTTTAAAACACTATTGGTATTCAAAAACTTTAATGTTGTGATAATTGCACTTGTAGTGTTAGCAATCTGGTTTCCAGATATTCTTGAAATAGCCATGAGATTAGATAGGTAATTCTAAGATGTGAACTGTGTCAGTTGATAGAGGTGCATCCCCAGATGAGAATACAACGTTAGCACCATTTGTATCCACTGTGTAGTTAGTTCCTGCAATCTGTGCTACACCATTGAGGAATACTAACAGTGAATCATCAGAGTGTTTGATGCCTCCACCATATGTTGTGACTGCGAAGGTTAATGTATTACCATCCCCTGTATAAGATTTAGTAATATATTTATCTGATCCAACAACACCTCTACCAGTACCAACAACGTCTCCGTCAATTCTAACTGAACCATTAATTCTGACTCTGTAAGTTGTATCAGGTGCTTCTCCTAAACCTATATGTCCATTACCTGTGGTAGATATGTTAATATCTCCTGTGTCTGTCAGTCCAAACTCTTTAAATGCACCACCATAGTATATCCAACCTAGTGATTTACCTGGTGTCCAGTTGATATTGTAAACTATATCTCCATCAGCAGGTGTATCATATCCTGTGATATTAGAGAAATCTGGTAGTCCACTTGCATTTTCTGGTGCTAGTAAAGTCTGTTTAATAACAGTACCATCTTGGTTAAAGTATGTAAGTTTCTTAGCAGATATATTATTAGTAAATGTACTCTGTCCTTGGAATGTGACAGGACCTGCAAAGATAGATTCTAACTGGTTTGATGCTCCACCAATAACAGTTATCTTGTCCGTTAGAACCAACTCAGAGAATGTTTCAATGGTTGTGCTCTCTTCACCAACAACGTTTAACTGTGCAACATCTTCGTTAGTGATCTGACCTGTGACTGGGTTGATAACCTGATTACCAATGAATAGATCACCATTTGAGTTTAGTCCTGAGTAGAACGCAACTCCTGCTTCCTCTTTAATTGACTGAGAGAATCTGATTTGATCTTGTGATAAAGTTTCTACCTGAGTCTGAGGGAACGCTGTACTGTAGTTACCTGGACCAAAACCAAGGTATTCAAACGTATGGTTTCCTGATCTTAGGATAGAGTGTCGTCTAAACTCTACGTTAATTGGTGCTACTGTACCATCATTATTTTCTCGTATATTAATCTTTCTTACTTCTTCGTCTCCTGCTCGTGCAGTTAACTCTACGTTAGATAATCTTTTATTAACTGAGTCATAGTTAGGTGTAGTACCTGGTTGTGTCCATCCTGTATCTGTTAGTAAGAATACTGTTGATTCCTTTGTAATAGATAACTTTGGATCTTTAACAGGTGGCGATGCACCATCTGTTGCATTAACAAGACCAATGGTGACATTATCTGCAACTGATGTTGCAGCAGCAGGATCAGCGATTGGATTATCTCTGTCAAATGTAGGATAAACTTCATTGACATTTTGAGAGAACTTCCTATCATCAAAGTTAGAAGTTGTAGGTGATATAGATCCACATAAGAGAGTTATGTAGTAGATACCATCGTCAGTACCTCTTACAAATGGTTGTACAACCTCAATGTCATAGATGTAGAAACATCTTTGTAAATTAAATGATGTAGTATCACTATTCAATGGTTGCATAACATAACCAGAGAGGGGATCTCTTGGTAATGGATTGGTCTTATCTTTATCAATTACATATCTTACACGATATGTTCTATCTTGTAAGTCTCTTGGGTCAGGTATTCTCTTGAGGAATGTAGTTGGTGTGAAGTTAACTGTATTATATGTTGTATTAGTAGATAAAGTTGTATAGATTGCATTATTTACTGAACTGACTGATAGATACCATCCACCGACTGATCCTGCTACACCGCTAATTGTATATGTATTAGCATCATATTGTAATGGAGATCCAACAACACCTGCTGCCAAACCAGAAACACTAGGACCATAAGGTGATATGCTTGCAGATTGTACACTTGCATCAGTTGCACCCTGTGCTACAAGTAAACAGTTTATTTTATCTGCTATTGCACTTGCACCTGTACCATCTTGTCTTGCTCCTACTGCAAAACCCTGTACTCTTGTTGTTGGTGGAGATGCTTCTACAGTATAACCATATAGATATAACCTTGTACCTGGTGTACCACCCTGTCCTGCAAGTGATGCGTTGATAGTTTTAGTTCTCTGGATGTCAATGTTAACCCAGTTAATTGATGTCTCTTCACCAAAGATTACGTTTCCATTTACAGCACCAGTATTTGAAGCTGTAAGTGTCAATACTCTTGTGCTTACGTTTATATTTCCGACTGTCGCTCCTACTCCAATATTAGTTCCTGTGATAGTCATACCTTGTATGACACCATTTACACTACCATCATTTGCTAACGTAATTGTATTTGTTCCACTAGCACCAGTAGCAGTTGTAGAGATAACATTTAAAGCTTTAGGTGGTATAATGTGTGTTATTGCTCCTGCTTTATCTTTTGAAAATGCTTTTGCTTTAAATCCTGCTGATCTCAATGCAGTATTACCAAAGTTGGAGTTAGAGTTGGTGATTGACATATCACCACCACTTAATGCAGTAAAGTGACCTTGATATCCCACAGCGAACACAGAAACTGCCTGTATGAATGAATCATTACTACACTTGATGTGTTCATGACCCCATCCCTTTCTATACTCAGCGAAACCATCTAAGTGTGCACCATCTCCTGCTGTTGCTACATCATAGTTTCCAGTTGATGCATTATATCTTACAAATGCTCTGTCATCTTTCTGTAGTGATAATCCAGTAAACTGTGCCACAACCATTGATTTGAAACCAGTTGCCTTTGCACCGTTTGCATGCATACCATTCATACCCCATACACTTCTTAGTGATAGGTTAAATGCGTATGGTGATGCAGAGTCAACAGTATCAATCTCAGTTTTAACTGCAATGTTTGAACCTACAGCATTACCAGTTGGTTCTCCCTGCATTTGATAGGTGAATACGTTTCCAGATGCAGATGTGACAGTAAATGAACCATTATATAAACCTGCGTCTGCTTCAGACTGTGATCCAGTCGAACCAGTGACACCACTAACGTTGATGTTTACACCAACAGAGAAGCCATGATCTCTAGGATCATCAAATTCATCAACTGTGACTGCTGTTGCAGTCTGACCATTACGTGTGATCTGTAATACTCTGTATTCATCAGATATAGGACCAACGATTCTGTTTTCCTCAACCCTTGCCTGTATTTGGTCAGTTGAAGGATCACCAGATGTATCAGGTATTGTAGCAAATGCTTTAGATACTTTCTGATAATATATCTCTAAGTCAGTTCTTGCTAGAATATTTGATACTGCAGAGTAGTCAGCGTTAGGAACTGTACCGTTTGCAATAAGAGTTGATAAAGGATTAAGACCATCAGCAAACTCAAAACATGTAAGTCTATGATGAGAAAACTTAGGTGCTAAAGTTGAGACTGAATCAGGTTTGAAATATACTCCCTCCTCTGCTCCATCAAAGAATGAGAACTGCCAGAAGTATGTACCACCAGTGACTTTGAAGATTGCTGTTCTTGGTGGAACCTGAGCTTCCGTATTAATACCTTGAGCTGGATATGTAGTGGGATATGGAACGTATTTTGGAATTATTTTAGTTCTTCTGAGGTCTGTACCAACAACAGAACAACCTCTAGGTACAATAATACCACCTTCGACTGAGTTATATTTGTAGAGAACATTGTTAGGAGAAGTTAAGTCTAGGTTTGAGTTTGCATCAATAGGTGCAACGTTTGTATATAAAACATCGCCTGGTCTATTGTCTACGACATACTCAGCAGGGTAGAGCATGATACTAAAAGCATCAAACTCGTCATTACTTAAACCAACTCTATATGAAAATCTTGCTACTTCTAAAAATGCTCTCTGTAAACTTTTAAACGGACGCAATGCAGAGTTACCCCTGTTGTCAATCGCATCAGATGCATCGAAATCGTCTGGGTTGACATATATGATACGTCCAGTTCTGGACGTAATAATATTCTTGAGTCTCGTTAGTGACATTTAACTATCGCCTTTTAGTTATTTATTGAGTAAAATTAGCCGCTTGCAGAGCTAGATGCTGCGTCTGCTGCATATGTTCTTGTTGTGAATGCAGTTGAAGCATCTTCAAATCCAATTAGAACAAAGTTTGCTTCTGCTGCTGCACATTCAACAATCAGTCTTTCACCAGGACCGACTACCAATGATTTAATTTCTTCTGCACTATCTGCAGCAAGGGTATTATCTTTACGAAGATACTCTTGTGTTTCTACAGCAGTTGTGGCAACGTCAATGCTACTTACAGTCACTGCAGTTCTTGTTGCACCTGCTAATTTAGGGCAATCTTGGAAAGTAGAACTCGTTGTAAAATCAGCAGAGTTAATTCCCTTGACCACATATGCAGTTGTACCCGAATAACTACGGATATACCCATATGCACCTGCAGTTTGAGCAGTAATGGTATATGTCACACCTCCGAATAAAAATTGATCGGTAGAGTTTGTCCATGTACCTGTGATATCATAAACATATAATTGAGTATATGTAAAAGAATCAGAAGTTGTTAGATATCTATCTGAACCACCATAACCTGCACCTGCGTTTCCTGAGGTAGTTCCCTCATAAACATATAATGAACCAGTTAAACTAGCATCTTGTGAAAAATCATATTGAACGTAAGCACCACTAGAACCTGCAGTTCCATTAGTTGTCTTACCTGTAGTATATTCTGTACCATTATCAGTTGTTGCGGTGAAGTCGCCATCAGGACCATATTCACCATTAACAGTTGTTGATAGTTTGAATACCAAACCACTCATTGATGAGTCTGCTACGTTAAAACGATATACTCTGTCAGTAAAAACTGTAAGTGTGACACCGAGATACATTTGCTCAGTACCACCAGACTCTGTGAATGTAAATTCGTTATTAGCAGTACCAATACCACCAGTAGCTATTGTACCAGTAGCACCACCAGATGCAGTTATACTATCACCTGCAGCAAATTCAGATCCAGATCCTGCAAGTGTTGTAGGACCTATGGATACGATTGTACTTCCTGATCCTTGTGCTACTGCAAAAATTGTAGCAGTTGCTGTATTACCACCTGATCCTGTGACAAATGTTTCACCTACAGCAAAATTACCACTAACACTCTCTACAGTGACAGCACGAACTGCACGTTTCTTTACAACTATTTCAGTAAATGGGGGAATATAAAATGACTCAAACTTAAAAGTAGATTCTGCATCAACAGAAGTTATTGTCGTTCCACCTGTCAAGTTTGCAGTTTTAGGTAGAGCAGTGTTCAATGTCATCAAATAACCTGTGATTGCATCACCTTCATGTAAAAGATAACTAGATGAACCCAATGTCATCTTTTGATCATAATTTTTAAGAGCAACATCATACGTAGTTCCTGATCCACCTTGCTCATTTACAGTTAAAACTGTACTTGCAGATGCATCAACAGGTGCTGAATACAATAGAGTATTCGTAGCACCAGACGGTTTTGATTTTGCTAAAATTCCTTGTTTAGCCATTTATTAGAATCCAGAATAAAAGAATTGTTGTTGTCTGGTCAAACCAGTTAAGTTATTAGCACCGATACCTGCACCAAATGTAACATCATCAAGTGTAACGTTTTCTGTAGATAACAGAGTAGCGTTAGCATCAGGGAACTTAATAACACGAGGACCTGTAATACCCTCTGCCGATAAAGTTATCTGACCTGCAGTATTATTTGGAAATTTAATTGCAGGTGAAACAAGTGATTTGTTTGTAAGATCCTGCGTAGCAAGTTCAGATACCAGAGTGTTCGTAGCACCTGAGTTATTTAGTTGATTCGTAGGGGGAAACTGAAAACTTTCGTTAGAAACTGTGTTTTGATTTGCAATACTAAATGTTATCTTTTTAGTAATATCAGTAGGATCTGCAAGTATAGCAGTCAACAGTGTTTTACCAGATAAAATTTGTGTTGCTGTAGTACCAACCAACGTAATATTTTGATCAGGAACTGTGATAGTTCTGTTAGCAGTTAGAGAAGAAGTATTAAACTGAACATAACTTGTTCCAGATTCAGCGTTCTCCGTTAATTTTAGATTGACGAGAGTTTTATTCAAAGATGTCTGTTCTGCTTTTGTATCTAATAATGTAGATGCAGTTGCAGTAGGTTCAGCAGTTGTAGTCACTGTACCTGCGTCAGGTAAGAAGTATGAACGTCTTGCACCTGATGTTATCGCCCAGTTAAGTTGAAATATTGCCTCATCAGTATTATCCGTGATAACAAGATTATCCTCATCTATAAGAATAGTTTTATTAGTTAATGTCTGTTGTGTATCAGCACCAACTAAAGTTGTACCATTACCAGATGTAATAGCAGGTAGTGTCATGATTCTGGTATTAGTACCAGTACCAACATTACTTACTTCAAATCTTGCTTTAGGTCCTTGTGCATCTTCCAATACGAAAGATTGATCTCCAATAAGGAATTGTCCTGTGACTTTTACAGCACCAGTGCCTTTAGGTGCAAAAACAATATCAGCATTATTAGCAACGTCATCTACAGCAGTGACATATAATGATGTACTACTTGCAGTATTGACAATACGAGTCATGTATAAACCACCATCACCAAATGCAATACCTACTTGATCATAGGCATTTTGGTATAGTCCACTGTCTCTATCTAAGTCAAAGGCTAGACCAGGTGAATCTTTTGTACCTTGTGCAAGACCTTTAAATAACTGATTTACTTTTGCTTTTCTGTTAGGAATCAATGGATCAGATACCACAACAGGGAGAATCGCTTCTCCCGACAAGTTAGCATCTGAAATTGTTTCTAACTGTGATATCTTTTTAGTTGCCACGAATAATCACACCTTTTGTTACAAGAATTATTTATAAGACATCTTCACCTTTATTTTGGAGAAGTAGGTTATATAATTTACCTGCTTTGTCCAATTCATTACTATAATATTTTATTCTGTCTTCTACTTCTGAGAGTATGAGTTCATACTCCATCTCTGCTGTCTGTACCCTACTAGGGAATTGAATTACCTTCGCCATCTTTCCTCCGTAGTTTTGAAATGAACAGTTTTAATCGTTTTTTAGCTTGACGGAGTTTCTGAGGTTTAAGATGCCTCTTCAGTTCTTTCTTCGAGTGGTGTTGCCAGTTGGGAACTTTCATCGTTCAAAAACTTGTTGCGAAACTCTTCAACTTGATTGATCACCTCTTTATCTACAGGAGGACCTGATTGAATTACTGGTGATAGTAGAGCAACTGAACCATTAGGACTTTTAATTCTCCAAACAGTTCTATTTCTCTCTGTTAATGACAGCAAAAAAGGCAAGTTTGCTACTGCTTCTTCTGCTGTAATGTCTTGAATGTCTGTCATGCTGTTGCGAAACAATAGGTAATCATATCAGAGTCTAGATGCGGATCATCATTGATGCTGTTAACAGTTTCAGCAAAACCTTCAGCACCTTCCTCATCAAATTTGAAAATCACATTTTGTTCATATCCCTCATCATCTACTAACTTAACAGAACGTTTCGAGAAATTAATAAAGATGTGTGCCAAATATGGTCGAAGATCCTTTTCCATGATAAATTCGTAATTACCTTCAGTATAAGGTATTTAGACAATTAAGTCAAGTGGCATTAGACACTTGATAGAGTGTCACTCCCTCTCTTGATAGTATATGAGTCTGGTATTATCTGTTTATATGATGCCTTGGTATTAGTGAGAGAAACATAGTAATCAGATGCTTTGGTTGGTTTCATCATAATCTCTACACCACCATTTACTACAGTTCTCTTACCAACAAGTTGTTTATTGCTTGTTGGTTTCTCTGTATTGATTAGTTCTAATATATGTGGAGTGACTATTTGAATAGAACTTTCTGCATTGAAAGTTAGTTCTAATCCACTATTTGATTGCTGTTGATATGAATTTTCATATTGTATTCCAGTTATCTTAGATACAGTAGAATTTAATCTAAACTCAGAACTATGCATTTCTAGTGCAGCACCTACAATATTCATATCAACATCAGATCCAAATTTAATTGCATGTTTCTGTGTTGTATTTGTAGTTGAATCATACCCCTCAGCACTTAAGAAGAATCCTCCTCCTACTTCTAAATGACAGTTGCCAGTTATCTTAAGATGATAATCACCATCAATAGTTCTTGCGTAAGATCCATTTACTAATTTACAATCATCACCATGAACTTCTTGTGTTAATACACCTGCCCATGATATATGATCTGCTACTGTTGATCCAATATCACCTTTATTATTAGTCTGTTTTAGTCTATATGACTCAACTGCTGCTGTAATCTCTGCATCGGTAGCATCAGGATTGTCTTTTCTATATTGATCTCTTGCTTTTTTCTCTGCGTAATGTGAGTTGTTATACAATAAAGATGTATGAGTTGTACCATTTACTTTCTTTTGTACTTCACCCTGACGACCAGGTGTTCCCAAATACAATTCATAAGAACCATTGATATGATTCTTTGCAGAAGTTAGGTATGGATCTGCATCATCATATATGTCACTGAATGTAGTTTCTGTCTTTGTTTTATCTGTAATACCAACTAAAGGATACCATCCTAAAGACTTACTTGTATTGATAGGTCTATTGGATATTTTACTATCAAAGTCATTAATGAGTTGTATAATACTTGAAATATTAACAACATCATATCTAACTGCATCCTGTAAATGAAATATACCAGTTGACTTTTCCCACGCAGTAATTATAGTAGTTGCTTCTCCTACACCATTTACTGTTGTAGTAATAGATTTAGTTAGATCACCAATATCTTTGATTATCTTAGCAACGTCTGTAATTATATTAGATGTAATAGTATCTACAGTATTAACAACAAATGTAGATTTATTTAAGGAATTAGAAAGATATTTGTCAAGAACATCTGTGACTGTCTTTAGTGGTGTAGCAGTATATGTTGCAATAGAAGCATCTAAGGCAACTGCTGATGTCAATACCTTTGTAATTGCTGTTTGAACTGAAGTTATTATATTGTATGGAACTCCTGTAGATAACAAGAGCATGTTTGCAAGTTTAAGATCTTCTGCTAGATTAATTAATGCTTGACGCATTGCAGAGATTACTTGAGCAAATAAAGAACCCAAATAATTATTGATATTAATTGTCAACTCTGCCTTAGTAATTAACTTACCACTTACTAAATCAAGATACTCTCCACCCTCTGCCTTGACTAGAGTAGCAGCAGTATTAGCAAGATCTTCTATGAGATATGATAGTTTATATTCCAATGTTTTCCAAGGACCACCAACACCATTCGCTGCAGGTATTGGTTGTGTAGGGTCTAATGGTTTGATTGGGTTAGCATAACTACCGTTTATGTCTTTAAATGATCCTATGTTTTTTGGAGATCCACTACCACCGATTATAGTTGTAGTTGAACCAGGTATTCCTACTGTATTGTTTGTACTTTGTCTTAATGGTGCTAATGGGTTTCCTATATTTTTATCGCCAGGATGTATAGCAGAACTATTAGGTGCTACACCTGTTGGTATTTTTTGATCTGTAAAAGCAAAGTCTCTTGTCTTTTTAGTTGCATCTGATTTATTAACTCTCATCACACCTAATACTATAGGCATCTGTGCATGTTCTCCATCCATGAAGAATCCCATAACAATAGCACCAGGTTGGAGTTGACCAGACGATTCTCCCTGTCCGTCATTTCCTGCCTGTGACGTATGTTGTAATACTGTTGCCCAAGGTAATGCAGTAGAAGGTAAGTCTGCTACTGTTCCTCCTTGAAAGTTTGTATAAAATCCAAGGATACGAACTTTTACCCTACCAAGTTCCATAGGGTCTTCGTTGTCTTCAACCTCACCAACCCACCAAAAGAAACCGTCTTTACCGACAAAGTTTACTTCTCTTTCGTTAAATATACCATCAATGGTCGATGCCATTTATTTACACAGTCTTTTTATTATTTATCCCTGTAATCGACTTCCTGTTCTCCAAGGTTTTATGATAACTGTTTCTTCTTTCATATGCATACGGATTAAGACCTCTTTCGTCTCAGTCATATGTTCTGAGTAAAAAATTACTGGTTGTTCGTTTAGTGCTGTTCTAGCGTCTCCACTCATATTGTTTTGTATTTGCTGATACTATTTTATCATGAAACCCTAACAAAACACCAATATTTTATAATGTTTTTAGGTTTCCTTAATAATATCTAGGATTTTGTCTAGTCATAGGTGTGATAAGAACCTTTACTAATAAGTTCAAATCTGCAGAAATCTGTTCATGTGTCTCTGCCATTCTACGATACCCACTACCAACGTACATTTGTCCTGCAAATACTGATACAGTAGCAAGTCCCCAGAACCAATAATAAAATTTACTTTTGACCTGTGCTCTTAATTTTTCTTTAATTTCCATAATGTTGAGGGATTAGGAGTAGGATCTGTCACTGGTGCTGTACAAGCATTAATGCCGAAGGAAATGAAACAGATTAGGAGAACCCCAAACGACATTTCCTTTATCGTCAAACCCTTGATCCTTTGAAGTAAGTTTGTCACCATATAAATG